TGTTGTTGCTAATGCCATTACTGTATCGGCTGGCGCTACTAACTCTGGAAGCGGAGCAAACATAACTATTTCATTGACTGCTGGAGATAAAGTATTTGTAAATGGATATAGCAGTACAAGCTATCCAACATCTACTACTACGCTTGCTTCAAGAACTACGACGTTATCCGTTTCAGGTGCAGCGTCTGGAACATTAACATCACAAGGCATCAATTTTGGATTAGATGCAACATTGACTGTTTTGTACTGTGGAGCAACTCCAGTAAGTTCAGTTTATACAGCACCATCTACAGGTTCATATACATTTACAGTTACTTATAACCAAGGTGCTGGTTCTACTGCTGTTCAAGCAATTGGATTAAAACGATGAACTTTACTATTTACAACACAACAACAGGACAAATTATCCAATCTGGATTTTGTCTTGATATATCTATACAAATCATTCCTGATGGATGTGATTTGCTAGAAATAGAAAGTGATCCTTTAAGCCAATACATTTATAACGGTCAATTAATTAATATACCTGCTAGACCAAGTCTTGAGCATGAATTTGATTATTCAAGTAAATCTTGGGTGCTAAACATTAATTCTTTAAAAGAATTTATTGCAAACAAAAGAAATAACTTGCTATATAAATCTGATTGGACGCAACTTCCAAATGGTCCTTTAAGTGAACAACAACAAAGCCAATGGGCTACTTATCGTCAAGCATTAAGAGACATAACAACCCAATCGGGTTATCCAGCAAACATAACTTGGCCTACTAAGCCAATGGAGTAAATATGGGTTATTCAGCACAAGTACAACAAAGCCCAAGTCAAACTTCTGGCAAAGCAGGTAATCAACAACAGTTGAATGATGCTACTAGAAAAATGGTTGGCAACATTACAAGTGGCCTCCAAATTCAGGGAATGAATGGCGCTGTAACTAACTCGGCTACCTCTGGACAACCCCAAATGGGACAGCCAAACCTGTACCCCAATACTGTGGGTATGGGGGATAATACGCAACAACAACCTAATCAAGCGCAAGCTAAGGGTAAAGGAGTTTAATTATGGGATCAGGAAAATCTTCAAGTAGTACTCAAGTTGAGATGAGTCCTGAGCAAAGACAGGCAATTCAGGCTCAGACTAACTTTTTAACCGGCACAGCATTCCCTGCTTACCAAAACACTATTGGATTAGCCAAAGATGCGTATGGACAAGCCGCTCCTGAAGCCAATGCAGCCGCCCAACAAGCATCTCAAGTTGCTTCTGGCACTGGTGCTTTACAAGGTCTTGCTGGCGCTCAAGCATATGGTACTGGCCTCCAAGGCATGTCTTCTTTGTTTGGCCCACAGTACGAACAAAATCAAATCCAAGCTGCCCTACAGTCTGGTAGAGAGTCAGCCCGTGAAAGCCTTGGTCAACAAAATGCTATGTATGGCGCTGCTGGTGGATTAGGTTCTGCCCGTCAAGCACTTGCTGATAGCAATATGGCAAGTTTGAATGCTCAACGCCAAGCTACTGCTGCCGCTGGCGCTCAAGCTCAAGTTCAACAAAACCAATTACAGGCGGCCCAAGGACTTACACAAGCTGGTCAGGCTGGACTCAGTGCCGCCAATCAAGCTGCTGCCGCCCGTATTGGATACGCACAAACTCCACAAGATGTATTGGCAAAGTACGCTTCTGTTGTGTTTGGTATCCCACAGGCAAGTACTACGCCAAATTTTGCTGGAACTCAAAGTTCAAGTACTTCTGGCAAGGGTTCTGGAATTAAATTGAGTTAAGGAACTAATATGCCTTTTAATCCAACGCAATTTATTAACCCCGGACAATTTGGTTCATGGGAGAACTACGCTGGTTTTAAAGACACTGATCAAATGATGTCGTTAAAAGACAAATATCTTCAAATGCAAGGTGCAGGTGGTATTGAAGGTTCTTCACCCCCTCCTGAAACAATTGGAGATTTTGCTAAACAAGCAGTTGCCCCTATTCAGCAAAAGTTTGAAAACTTATCTAATGCCGCCACTCAATTGGGGCAAGGTAATGCTATGAATGCGTACAACGCTACACAAGGCAAATACCCAGCGCCTACTGCACCTACGTTACCTACTGTTAAACCTCCATCATCTGTGACCGAGCATGGTTACGATCCACAATGGTAAGGACTAAAAATGGCTGAAGCAATTGCACCTCCACAAATGGATCTTGACAATCAACCTGTCAATGTCATTAATCCTGTTGCGCCTCCTACTGGTTCTGTTGCTCCAAAAGCCACACCACCTGTAACTGATGCTGGTGAAATACAAGTCAAAGATTTTAAAAATGCTTGGGGAAGTGGCGACAAAACAAAAATTGCGGATTTTGTTGTTCAAACAAACAAAGCAAACGAAGATGGTCACATAAATACACAGACTCAATGGCCCGGTGTATTTGCCAGCGCTGCAAAAGGCGATTGGATGGGTGTATGGCGATATATGAATGGCGGTCCAACAAACCTTGAAGAAGGAGTTACTGCTACAGGTGAGAAGGTTTATAAGCAATATAACGCTAATGGTTTTACTGGTGTTATGGTTGATGCTAAAACATTTAGACCTTTATCTAATCGTGAAAGGTCTGAGTTTGAAACAGAAAAAGGCGGTGTAGTTACTAAACGTGATCGCACGGCTATTGAAGGCACAGCTTTTCAAAATATTAAAGCAATTGATATTGCTGCCAAACAGGGACTTGCTTTGCCTGTTGTGGAAGCTATGAAAAAGTCTTATGAGACTAGCCAAGTAGCTTCACAGACAAACAACAAGATCACTCAAAACATTGATCGACTGAAGAACCATCCTATTTTGGATGTGATCAGCAAACTTACTTCTGATCAACGCAAAGATGTATTTGGATTTACCCAGACTATGGGTACAACCTCTACAGGCGAAACTACTGGTGTTAGTGGTTCCAAAGCTGTGTCTGCTACAGGTCAGAAAACTGGAACGGCTGGTGGCGGTGCTGGTGGATCAATGGGTCGCAAAGGTGGTCCAAACGCTAATGTTGAAGGTAATCTTTCTGCTACAGAATTAAAGTCTGCTACTGCTTCTGAAAACAATGCTGCTGAAGCTGGAACTACTGCAAGTAATGCTCGACAAAACATCGAGACAATGATTACTAAGATTCAGAAGTACACACAAGGTGCTATTAAAACTCAACCAGAGTTGGATGCAGTTCGTGCTTTCTTGCAAGACCAAGCAACGATTAATGAAGTCAATGCAAGTCTAGCGCCACAGAATCGCGCACCGGGCGTTGTCTCTGTGCCCCCAATAGAAATGGGCATGCAAAGTCGTAAAGATGCTATTCTTAATAGCTATGATATGCAGCGTAACAATGCTTTGGATTCTGCATATGCTGCTTTTACTGCACACAAAGTTCGTAGTGGTGAATTAGGTGATAACCAAGCAAATCGTGATGAGTTTATGGAATCCAAGACATTTCAAGGTATTAAATACAAATACGATTCATTGAAAAAAGCGATTGAGTCTGGTAAAGATCATGTGCCTAAAGAAGGCGACATTGATGTTGGACCAAACAATCGTCCTCGCGTTTATAGAGATGGAAACTGGGAGCAATTAAATGGGCGATGAATACTCTGGTTCTGGTCACTTTGTAGGTGAATCTACTGCGGAGCCGTCAGCTCCTGCTCCTGCAAAAAAATCTTCTATTCAGGAAAGAAAGTCTAAAGGCGTAGAAGTTAAAGATCCTAATCCACAAGCTGTTGCAACCAATGTTAATCAAACATTAGAAGCAATGGGTCCTCTTAATCCTCCTATTGGAGAGGTTGTAAGTGGTGTTGCAGATCAAGCAATAAATGGTGTTAAAAGTTTTGGCAACAAAGCTTTAGAAACTATTAAAGAAAATCCAATAACAAGTACGCTTGTTGGTGCAGGTGGTTTGTATGCTGCATGGAGAGCGTTAAACAATAATAAACCGCCTGACGATAACAACCCGCCAAACAATAAATGGGATAGAACAGTTGCAGGTCGTCCAGCAAATGCAACGCTTGGCGCTCCAGTGCCTACGTTAACTGAGGCTGTTCCATCTGCACCTGTTGCTGCACCTACTGCACCTGTTCCTTCTACATCAACAACTCCTCCTGCAACATTTCCTGCTCAAGCAACTCAACAGCCTCGCATATCTGGTTACAAAACAACAACAGGCAATTTGATTGAAGGCGCTCCTAATCCTATTATGGGTGCTGCACCTGCTCCTGCTGAAATAGCACCAGAGCCTGTCAAGCCACTTGATCCAGTTACACAAGCAAAATTAGATGCTATTGCTTCGGAACAAAGACGCAAAGACGATGCCGCTGCGCGTGATGCAGAATCACACGCTAATGAGCAACGTAGAAAAGATGAAATTCATGAATTAAACAAAGCTAAACAAGCTGAGAAAAAGATTCAAGAAAGCCAAGGTAAGGCTGCATCTCCTACTTCTGTTGATGAACAAGGAATGGCGTTAGAAAAATTAAATGCCAAAAATCAACTTGCTAACTCAGTTGCAAAGGCTAGTAAGCAACCACCAACAACTGCTCCTGTAACAGTGGCTCCTCCTGTAACAACTCCGGTAACAACTCCTGTGTCTACTCCGGCTGTTACAACACCTGCTCCAGAAGTTACACCAACTATTACTGAAACACCAGAAAAAGTAGCTGCAAAAAAAGAAGCTACTCAAAAAGCTATTTTAGGAACAGAGACAGCTAAACCAGCCAAATGGCCCGGTGGTGCTGAAGGATCTGCTCTTCAATTATTTGGTGGAACTAAAAAGAACTTTACTCCTGAATCACAAGCATCTTTAGAGATGTTTAAAGATTATGTTGGTGGTCAATTAACAATGCCTCCATCTGGTGGAAGCATTCATCAAATCGATCAAGCAAGTAAGTTCTATGAAAAATACACTGGCAAACCATTGCCACGTAGTCCAGAAGGAAAACTTGTTCCTGTTCCAGAGGCACAAATTAAAGAACTTCATGCAGGAATTAATACAGAACTTTCAGATGCTGTCAAAGGAAATAAACTTGGTCCTCTTGGTAAAGGTGCATTAGCCGCTGCCGCATTGCTTGGCCTTACAGAGGCTGTACAAGCTGCTCAGAAGGGTGACTTTGGTCCATTACGTCAAGCTGGTTTTGACATTGGTGGTCCTGTTGCTGCCGGTAAGCTTGGCCTTGGCTTATTAAGCAAAGCTGGTGGCCTTGGTTTCTCTGCTCTTACCTATGCGGGCAATGCTGGTGAAGCAAACGAAAAAGCGCAAGTTGCGAGAAAATATGCAGAAGCCCAAAAACTGGGTAGTCCTTTTAGGTCAGTCCCACCACCGAGATAACTATGGAAACAGTTACACACCAACAAATCTATGATCGTCTAGTAGCCGTGGAGGCCAAGGTAGATCACATTGACAAAAACACCAAAGACCTCGTAGATGGCTTCAAGGCTGTCCAAGGTGCGTTTGTAGTACTTGGATGGATTGCCAAGGCTGCTAAACCTATTCTTTGGATTATTGGTGTCATGAGTGCTATTGCTGTTTTTTGGGATCAAGTCCTGAAAAAGTGATGTGTTCGATCCATTAACGATTGGACTGGCTTTTAAGGCCATGCAAGCTGCATACGATGGCATATCGTACTGTTGCGAGGCTTTGAGCGAGGGTAAGGTAGCGATACAAAAGGTAAAGAAGGCAACGGATGACATCAAGACAATTACCAACGATACCAAGTCAATCTGGGGTTTCTTCTCAGGGCTTTTCGGAAACAAGTCAAAAGACAAGCCACTACCCACCGCTGAAGCCAAGCCTGTGGGCAAAAAGAAGGAACAGTACACCACCCACGTACCTAACGAATCAGAAATTGTCCAACAGTTTATTGGACATTTAGGTGCGTTCTTTCGTCACCATAAGGAACTAACCGAATATGTGGAAGTCAAATATGAAGAAGTATTTGCAAGCAATGATCCAGACCCTGAAACAATTCTGGAACTCTCTGTTTACAAAAACGAACTAGATCAGTCTTATGTCAAACTAAGTGGAATGATGAGGGGTGCAGGAGTACCTGCCCAACTCGGACCACTATGGGAAAACTATAACCAGATTTACTCCAAGGTACAAGCAGAACAACAGAAACGCAAGGAGCAAATTAGAATCAGGCGACAGATTGAAGCCAACAAACGCGAAAGGTTTAGACAAGAAAAGATTGAACTTGGCATGGGATTATTTTTGGTGCTGATCATAGTTTCTTGGCTATATGCGGTATGGATAAAGTCATTTATCGTGGAATCCTAATAATGCTTTGCGTGATTCTTTCTATTGTTTTAATCATTACACCTGTTTTGATTATGATGTGGATCAAAATTCAAAAGGCAGAGATTCGGATTGAGCGAAAAGAAAGACAAGTCAATCAACAACTTAGACAACTAAGGGAAAAATGAAATATCTGATATGTATAGTTTTTCTATTTTTGTATGCATGTGATGACAGATATAGATACTTTTGCCAAGATCCTAAGAACTTCCCTGCCAAACGTTGTCAGCGTCCTGACTGCCTATTCACCCAAGATTGTCCTGATTACCTCGTAGCACCTGTATTAGAGAAACAGGCACAGCAACCTGCACCTGTAGCATCGGAGCCAGTCAAATGAAATATTTAGAAATTAAAACTGTAGATGATTTAGTCAGACTTATACAAGTTTGTGTTTGGGCATTTGTAGTTTTTATTTTAATGTTGGTATTGGGTGGCATTGTTGGCTCTATGCTTTACTCAGTTATCTTTATTACTCAGCCTATTAAAACAATGGCTCCTATCGATGCTGCATTCACTAAGATGCTCAACGATATTGTTTTGATCCTTGCTAGTAGCGTAACAACAATTGTCAGTATGTTTGCTGTCAACAAAGGATCTCAAGCCTTGGCTGAAAAACTTGCTCCTAGTCTTGGCATACAACCTACGCCTGTACCTCCTGCCCCATCTAATGCTTTGCCAGTATGGGTGAATCCTCCGCTAGACGAAGAGTGGAGAGCGCCACCACCACCAACCACACCGCCTGACTATGTCGATCCTGCAAAGGAAGAAATAGCCCATGAACGTGCTTTAGCAAAGGGTGAGCAATGATTCCTAATCCTTGGGTGATATTAGGCGTTCTGATGGCCTTAGCGGGCTTCTATGGTTATGGACACCATAAAGGCTGGGTTGATCGGGATGCTGAGATGCAAGCCGAGATAGCTGTAAAGAATGATGAGGCGCGCGCTAAAGAGCAAGAGTTAACTAAACAGATCAACGACCAATCGTACAAACTTCAGGAGGCCAACAATGCCATTACTCAGAAGCAAACTGACATTACTAAGCTTATTAATACTGGTAGGGTGCGCCTCCAAGCCACAGGTTGTGTACAAGCCAATGCAAGTGCCCCCACTCCCAGCGGAGATCGGAACACAGAGGGAAGTGAATTTGACAGAGCGACTCTCCTCGCTATTGCAGAAATTGTCGCCCAAGGAGACAGAAACACAGCCCAACTTAACCAGTGCATCCAAGCCTACAACAAAGTAATGGAGTCAGTAAATGGTCAACGCTGATCAACTACAACGTCTACACATTGGTGCTGAGTGGGTAGATGCGCTTAATCAAACATTTCAAAAGTTCAGTATCAACAACATTAACCAACAGGCTATGTTCATTGGTCAATGCTCACATGAGTGCGGTAACTTTAGATTGTTGGAAGAAAATCTGAACTACAAGGCTGCTACGCTAATGAAGTTATGGCCTAAGCGGTTTCCTACTATGGAGAAAGCTAATGAGTATTCTGGAAACGCTAAAAAAATTGCAAATTCTGTCTATAGTTCTCGCATGGGCAACCGTGACGAAAATTCTGGTGATGGTTATCGGTTTAGGGGTCGTGGTTGTATTCAACTCACTGGTCACGCTAATTATTTTCACGCTGGTCAGGCACTTGGGATTGATTTTGTTATGCAGCCTGATCTGGTGGCTACTCCAATGTATGCAGCCCTGACCGCTGGGTGGTTCTGGTCGACTCATGGGTGCAATCCGCTGGCCGAATCCAGCAACTGGACTGGCCTGACCAAAAAAATAAACGGGGGCACAATTGGCTTGAATGAGCGCGTTGCCCACACCGACCAAGCTCTTGCCGTGCTTTCTGCGTAATGCGACAATTGGCCAACCATAAAGGACTGACATGAGCACGCTTATTGCCATCTACATCATTACGAATGTCGTGAATGCGAAGCAGTATGTTGGCATTACCAAAGATTTGAAGCGTCGTTGGTCTGCACATAGGACAGGCAACAAAAGCTCGACTCTTTTAAAACAAGCCATCAAAAAGCATGGCGTTGAAAATTTTGTGTTTACACACATTGCTGATGCCTTTGACTGGGAAGCTGCACAAGTCATTGAGCGTTTGCTGAT